CGCGTATTGGGCAAGTTTTCCTAGGCAACCGTCATCACATTGCGACACTAGCAATGCAACGAATGATGATTGGTGCAGTTGCTAGGGCTTATAACCCTGGCTGCTCAATGTCTTGGTTGCCAATCCTGGTAGGGGCTCAGGGGGTTGGTAAGTCTATGTTTAGCCGTTACCTTGTTCCAGACAAACTCTTTAGTGAAATTACAACTCCACTAGAGACGTTAATGAAAGAGCAGTATCGACTACATGTTGCATGGCTACTGGAGCTTCCTGAGATTGATAACTACTTCAATGCACGTAACATTGAGAACTTTAAAAATCTAGTAACAACTAGATGTGATGAAGTTCGCTTTCCTTATGCATCTCTACCTACTAAGTTGCATCGAAGGTTTGTTATGATTGGCACTACGAACCGAAATCAATTCCTTGTAGATAGTACAGGTAATCGTAGGTTCGTTCCACTTGAAGTTGGTACTGGATTCCAAGTTCCTTGGCAAAGGCTTTCTGAAGAGCGGGACAGTATCTGGGCAGCAGCAGTTCAAGCTTACCGTAGTGGTGAAAGCTATGAATTCGATAGTGGTGAAATCGCTGCTATCGCTGAGTACATCCAGGAGTTCGGTGATCCTGACCCATGGATGGAAAAGATTGTTTTCTACATCTCCCAAAGAGCTGAGGTATCAGCTGCTGAAGTTCTAACGAGTGCTCTTGATCTTGATCCTAAGCAGCAAGGTCGTAGAGAATCCAGACGTGTAGCAGATGTACTACAAACGATGGGCTGGCGTCGTCTAGTTACAAGTAGAAAAGACAAAACTACTGGGCGGCAAAAGAGTGTACGAATTTGGCAACGCCCTAAGGATGATCCCTTGCCAGATGACCATATCCTAAATGACTTTTAAAAGGTAGCATTATGCTTGCTAAAGATATAAAAATTGGACTACGAGTAAAGGTATTAACAAATGACATGACTGCATTAGTAGTAGGTCAACCTGAGTACTACACACCCAAATCAAAACTAGTTCGTTTAAAGTACGAGAATAGTACAAGGTTTGAATACATGATTAATAATCGCATCGAACCACTGCCATTGGATCAACAGTATCCAGCACATGGTGGAACTTATGTTAAACCTGAAAATGATTTTTAATTATGGCTGAAGCTCAACCTAGTAGAAAAGTTGGAGGCCATGCCTATGGTCGCCGTTATCGACAAGTTTCTAATACAGCTGAAGAAGGTGAGCTGTGCCTATATACGGGACATGCAATTGGTAGATTCTCGTCTCATTCAATGAGATACGACAGTCACCAAGCATGTACTAGATGCGTTGCAGCTGCCAGAGAAGGTCGAATGTCATTAGATATAGATAGCCTTCTTAAGAAGAACCGCATTAAAGCACTCAAATTCTGGAGCCAAGTTGATATTGGTTCTCCAGATGAGTGCTGGTTATGGTCAGGATGTATCAATAATAGAACTAAGCAACCGCAATTTGCATGGAGGAGACATGGGATTTCTACCTCGACTCAGCATCACCCGCAGCGAGTGGCTATGTGGTTTAGTTGGGGTGATCTTGGTTTCACTGGCGTTAAAACCACATGCGGCGAAAAGTATTGCTGCAATCCATTTCATCTTATTCCTCAGTATATTGGTGTATTCGTCGATCAAGATTCATACGCAGAGAGCTTTGAGATGGCCTGTCAGCTTCAATCGCTTAAACAGCAAGTTGCGGAATATGTTCTTGAGCAAGCGATGAAGGAAGAAATGGAGAATGATGAACTAGATACAGATGTTGATATAGTATTGAATCCTAATACTGGCTACGATGAAAAATACGAAGCTGTTATGACTGAAATGCTAGCAGGTAAACATAGTACACAAGCAGATGCGGAAACCTCTGAGCTTCTAGATAATACGCCCGATAAAATTATAATGCCATCAGAACCGGAAGATTATTAATTATCTCACGAATTCCATAAATAACACTTATCCTTATTAAAGAGTCATTTTATTATGTCACGTCGAACAGATCTTCTAAAACAGCTTATAGCTTCTAAGAAATTTGGTGATGAAAAGTCTCAGGAGCAGAAATTTCTAGCTGTTACTGCTGAACTAATCCTTACTGATTTAATTAACATCGCTATCACTGGTGTTGAAAAGCATGGTGCTGGTTCATTGGTAATGAATATAAATGCTGCCGACGCTAATCAAGAAGCAGTATTTGTTTCTGGTAATGATATTGAACATGATATTGCACTTGCTGAATCAGCAGAAGATGAAGACACTCTCAAGTTCTTGCGTCAGTTGATTGCAAAAGTAGATGAAAATGACTGGTCTAAATATGTCCTCATCACTTTAATTTCTGATAATGGAACAAGAACATTTGCGGTTGAAGCAGGTGGGAGCCAAGAAAGCCTCCGATCGCTCACGGCAGAATTTAGCGGATAAGCTCGAAGCTCAAGGTCTAAAGCTACCACTCTATCCAACTCCTTCAGTTATTGAAAGAGCGCGATTAGTCATGGGTAGTATTGACTTTGATCCTACTTCAGATCCAGTTCAACAAGTACTTGTTGATGCTACTTCTGTACCATCGATACAGATCAATCCTTTACAGGAGCACTGGCACGGTAATGTGTTTGTAGCATCTAAAGGTGCTGTAAAAAACACACGACTATGGCTTAATAAAACCATCAGCGAATATCGAAATGGTCATGTCAAAAGCTTTGTATTTTTTACCAGTGCTTCTGAAATCTTACGTGCTTCACCTGTCATCTGGGATTATCCTGTCTGCATTCCATTCAAAAGAGTTAAACAGTTAAGAGCTACTAAGTCAGGCTTTGAAGCTGTATCTCCTTCTACTTGGAATGTAATCATTTATGGGCCTCCAATAGAAGCTGTACTAAATAATATCGATCGTATCAGCCTCTTCTACAATACATTCAGAGATATTGGAAGAGTTATATACAATGAGTATGCAGGAGACAACTGGTCTAAGGACTTAGACTTCTATGAAGAGCGTAAGGGTGATGTTTAATGAGCAAAAGTATCGCTAAGAGCTGCTTTATTCAGCTACCCTCTGGCGCTGCTGTACATCCCTGTAGGCTTATTCACAGAGATGGTACGCTTATGTGGAAACATGCATTCCTTTATCGGAATGAAATTACTGGTTATCCTGAAACTGCAGCGCAAGAATGCCATATCATTAAGACGGCACTTAGGCTAGAAGAGCTTAATGTTTGGGTCTCTAAAGATTTAGAACTATGGGATTCACTCGTGCCTTATTATTGGTTTGATCCTTCTGAACCTGAGCTATGCGACGGTATATCATGCTATTTCAAGCATTCAATACTTGATAACGATACTGTTTACTCTAAACTCTCTGATCACATACATGATCAAGAAAGCTTAGAACTACGCTCACAGCATCTGTTTTTTAAAAGGTGTTAATTGCCAGGATTCATATCCTCTAATTTACTGATCAATCGATTAAGATACCACTGTGCTTTTTCTGCATCTTGCAATGGCTTACCTTTAAGCCACATCCGTAGCAGATACTTCAATGCTTGTGCCTGCAGCATTCCCATTACTGGTTCATCTGCATCTTGAATAGCTTCTTCAATTACAGTAATAGCTTCACTACTACCTCTGGTGTAATGGGCTGGACTATTCACAAGATCGATTTTGACACAACCTTCGTCTGACCGATGGATATCATATTTCTTGTCATGAATGCTGATCGTATCATCCACTTCTTTTTTGTACTGCTTGTACCAATCATTTTCCCAATGCATATGTAGTCACGGTAAACACTTTCACTACCTAATATAGGATTAAACGTATGATAATGTGACCTATGGCATCACCAAAAGGAGACCCAACATATATTAAAAATAAAGAAAAATTCTTTCTTGAAATCTGCAAATTACTAGCAAAGGGGTCAACTCATCCCATGGCTCCTGGTGGTTGCGTCATTGTCCGTGATCGTGAGATTATTGGAGATGGTAGAAGTCTTGTTGCTAGTTGTAAGGTTGAAATAGATTGTATCTCATATGCAATTGCTACTGCAGCTAAACGTGGTACTCCTGTTGTAGGTTCTACTCTGTATAGCACTAGATACCCATTCTCTACTGCTATTTTTCAATGCTATTTAATGGGTATTAAAAAAATCATATACCTTGCTCATGAATGGGAACCTTTCTATAAAGATGAATTTAGACGTGCAGCACGATTAGCACGTGAACTTGTTATTGCAATCGAACCATATTACGAAGATGAAGACAAACGCTTTACGGTTAACAAACAACCGGAGAAGAGCAATGACCCGGACGCCTGGATCCATTACAACCCATTTCAACAAGACGAATTCGATCCCGAATCAGCGGAAACTATCTATGACGAAGACTCAACTTCTCTTTGACTTAGAGAGCACAGGGCTATTACGCCGGGGCTCTTCAATACATTGCATTGTAATGCGTAGTCTAGAATTAAAAGACACACCAGTTGTCTTTGACTATCGACCAGAACGCAATCTAGATCTAGCTATTAAACAGCTAGAAATGGCTGATGTAATCATCGGGCATAACATTATCAGCTTTGATATTCCGCTGATCAAAGAACAGTTTCCTGAATTCAATTTCACTGGGGAAGCTATTGATACACTTGTACTCAGTCGATTATATTATCCAAATATTATCGAACGTGATTATGAACGTAAGCCTGATAACATGCCTCAAAAACTTTATGGGCGGCATAGCCTAGAAGCATGGGGCTATCGATTGAAATGCTTTAAGGGCGATTTCGGTAAGCAATCAGGTGCTTGGGATACCTACACACCAGAGATGCTTGATTACTGTATCGGTGATACAGAAGTAACACTCAAACTTTATGAACTTCTTATGAAGAAAGTTGATCTCTATTCTAAATAAGAATACAAAACATGACTGAAAACTATAGGTACACAGCAGAATTTATACACTGGTTAAATGAATGCCCATGTAGCTGGATATGGCTACAACATGCTGAAGATAGTATTACCTACAAATTCTTCCCTACAAAAATGACTGATGAAGAATTCTACCAAAACAACCCTGAGGAGGATCAAGATGGTTCCTGATTATGTGTTACTAGAAATGCGTATGGCTGAGCTAATGGCACAGCAAGAAGCATCGGGGTTCCGCTTTGATGTAGTAGCTGCTGAACGTGTTAGAGGTGAATTGGCTATAGAAGCCCAAAAACTTGAAAAAATAATTGGGACCCGATATAACTACGTACCTGGCAAAGTCTTCACACCAAAACGTACTGATAAAAAGAATGGATATGTCAGCGGATCTCCTATGACAAAGCTGCTTCCTTTTAATCCCACATCTCGTCAGCACATTGCTTGGGCGCTTAAGACATTTAGAGGTGCTCGTTTTACTAAGCTTACTGAGACAGGTAAACCTAAGGTAGATGAAGC